TTGTATTCACCTACAAGTTTAGCAAAGCTAAAGTTAGTCTCTATAAGTATCTTAGGCATTATAGTCTTCTACAGTAGGGTTAATAGTGTATCCTTCTCCAGTGTCCTGTGGATTCTCATCTTTCATAGCTTCTTTGTTAGCTTCTATTATAGCTTCGGCTTCAGATTTACTCAAGTCCTGATTGTGTTTCATAAGCAACCCAACCTCATCAATCATGTGATGTGCAAGCATGTGCTCATCCAATAAGATTTGGTCTTGGACTGTCTTTGGATACTCAGGTTCTTTGAAGTCTATCTTTAGCTCTTCAGGTAAAGAGATATTGTTGTATGCTGCAATCCTCTTCTCAATATCATACAAATCAAACTCATACATACGATATAGGTCTAAATCGTCTTGGTAATCTTCAAAACGCTCTAAATCCTTAATCTTGAGTGCAATCCCTGATGGAGTTTCTCCACCATCTTGAGCAAATTGCACATATAGGTGATTATTCTGAGCAACCAAGTCTAATTCAAATTTAATAACCTCAATAGCTGCATTCATATCACCTTCGGGAGCAGCAATACCAAAAGTTGCACCTTCGGGTAGGTCAAGTATCGTATCGCTCCCTGCTCGTTCTAATTTCTTATCCCCATACATCCCTGTAATATATGGCTGCCCAAACATTTGAAACCTAAGCCCAAGAGCGACCTCTGTTAGTTTTATGTTTACATGCTCATTGCAGCTGACGATGTCATTAGCTCCTTCTACGAAGAAAGAATCAATCTGGTCTTCTCTGTGGGTGAATAAAAATGGTATTACGCCATACCCATGTAGGTATTCGTTCATGATATTGCCATCTTCATCGTACTGGATATATCGTTCTTTGTCCCAGTAAGCGTATTGTAATTTTGCAGCAGAAGAAACATCACTTACATTCATCATAATCGGATATGTAATAGCTTCAGGCACAAAGGGGTTCTCACCAAGATGCACATCGAAGTAATAAACAGGTCTATAGTCGAAACAGGGCTGTGAGAGGTCATCACGATATATTACTTGTGTTGCAACAGACCCTATAAGACGAGTCATCCTTTCAATGTGCTTCATTTTAGTATCTTTTTTGCGAGTTAAGGAGGAGTATGAATCACTCACATTGCGAGAAGCCCCTACTGTGTAAATCCTTGACATCTTATTGATAAATCTTCGTGTGAAATTAGCCTCATAGCTTGGGATTTCATTTAAAGCCTCACCAGAGAAGTAATCCTCAATATATTTAGTGGTTTCTGTGCCAGTATAGTAATCAAGCAACTTCCGTATCTCATCTCGTCTTGCTTGTGCTATATTTAACTTATAGTCCCTGACGGATTCCTGTATAATGTCTATCGGGTTTGTCATCTTGAAATTACTCCTAATTCTCTTTGTCTAATTGGAAATCTATTTAAAAAGAAATACCTGAAAGCATCCATTGAGTGGTCATGCCTTCCATCTTTAACAGGGTCTGGCTTTAAGTCTTTACCTTCTCCTGACTCAGGGTATCTATAATTCTCTAAATCTTCTGCTAACCCCATACACTTCTTATCTAAATGTATAAACCTCTGTCCTTGTGCATTTTCTATAAACCCTCTAACGTGGCTTACTCCTGACGCTATACTTCTTGATACTTTATCTCTAATACTTCTTACATGTATGCCTTTACGTCTAAAAATCTCTATATCCCCTAAGCCTGACTGCCCTTGTGCTTGCATACCTGCAGGGTCACCATAATACTCTCTTACATTATATCTTTTAGCACTAATCATCTCAGCAAACTCATCCGTCTTTAGATTCGCCTTATGGACAATCTCATCTATAACAGTTATGTGCGTTAGTCCACCCACTACATGAGTTTGAAACCATATAGCAGCAGGCATTCTAAACCCAAAATCAATAGAACAATAAGTCGGGAAGTTAGGATTATAAGGGAACTCTCCCATATCCGTATTCCTATCAAAAGGGTAAACTCTGCCTTCAAACGAAGTAAACATCGCCCCATACTCTTGCTCATATAGTTCCTTTGACATATTACGCTTACGCTCAATAAGAAAGGAGTCTTTCTTCCCATCAGGGAATACTATATGATTATCCCAAGTCGGGGCTTGGTGAGATTCCCATAAATCATCGGTCTTCCCAAGCAAAAACAAATCATATATCCAATTAAACCCTTCAGGGGTTGTTATGAAGATAGCTTTGCCCTTCCTGTCAGATAAGGTTGGCGAAAGATACATATCCCATATCTTCCTTTTCATTTTAGCCACCTCATCCATGATTAGTAAATCTAACCCTTCCCCGACAAGTGAATCAGGATTGTCAGCGGACTTAGCTTCTACAGTAGTCCCCCACTTAAACTTTATAAACCTGTCCTTCTCTGAAGCTCTCTCAATGTCCTGAGAACGCCCAATAACCATCTTCTGCCATACTTCTCTGAACATTAAATCTGCTTTGTCGTAGGATAGCCCTACAAGCCATATCTTTTTATTGGGTTGAGAAGCATAATAGGTTGCCTCCATCGCAGACGAGGTTGTTTTACCAAATCGCCTACCACAGACCATAACGAAGAATCTCGCTGTATCCTTATCAGGGAAATGCAATTTACTTTGACCTGCATGAGGTTTATAGCCCATAAAGTCAAACCATTGCTGCTTATATTGTGTCTGATTATCCATTAATACTTGCATCTTACAAGTAAGTTAATTTAAGTTACCCTACTTGTACTATGCAACATATTGTATGATACAATTTCCAATAACAACATATAGGAGGACAGCATGTCCGAAGAAAACAACGTAGCTACCGAAGCAGTGAGTGAGGGAACTACAGAAGAGGCTTCCACAAGTTCGACCGATGTAGGAGCATTAGTTGCAGAAAGCAAAAAGTATCGAAAAAGGTCGCAGGATGCTGAAACACGTTTAGCAAAACTCGAATCTCAATTAGCAAACGCTGAAGTAGCTAAGTTAAAAGAGGTTGAGGATTTCAAGACTTTATACGAAAAAACAGCAGGTGAGATGGAATCATATAAATCTCAAGCTGATAAGTGGACAAGTTATGAAACTAAGAAGCGTGAATCTCTGTTAGAGAGTGTTCCTGAAGGCGAGAGAGGTGCATTGGCAGATTTGCCATTTGAGGCTCTTGAGTATGTAACTAATAAAATTAATAGCGTTAAGGCTAATGTACCTGAAGTTGCAGGCAACACAAGGCAACTTGAAAAACCTATAGGTGACTGGACTACGATGAGTAAAGCAGACCTAAAGGATAATTGGGCAACTATAGTTAAGAACGCTGAAAATAAACAAAACAAATAATCCTACTTGAAGGCGTAAAGCAGTTGATAGAGGATAGAAGAATAGAAGAGGAGTCTTAAATGGCTGCAGGTGACTTTTTAGATAATACGGCAGGTGCTAATTTTATACCTGAATTGTGGGCTGACCCCATTTTCAAATACTACGAGCGAGCAAATAAACTTTCAAACTCTGTAGATGACTACAGTGCCTTAGTTAAAGGAGCAGGTGATACTGTTCATATTCCTAAGATTGCACTTAAAGCAGCAGTAGCGAAAGCCTCATCTGCTGTTATCGACTTTACAACTGCAGCAACAGCAGGTAAAGTGGATTTGTCAATTAACAAGCATTATGTTGTTCCTGAATTATTCGAGGATATAACATTAATTCAAAGCAATTCTGAACTTATATCAAAATACGCAAAAATGATGGGCGAATCTATTGCTCGCCAAGTAGAAACTGATATGTGGGCAGAACTTGATGGCTTTCAAACAAGAACAGACGTAAGTGCTAATAACACATTTGGTGTTGCTACATTAGAAGCAGTTCTTGCAGCATTATATGCTCAAGACCAAGACCCTAATGGTTGTTCAATGGCTCTGAATAGTCTGTTAATGGCAGACCTAATGAACCCATCAACTGGTGTTGGTTCTTATTTTATAAGAGCAGACGCAAGTGGTGAAGGACAAGGACTTAGAACTGGTGCAGTAGGCTTAATTTATGGAATGAATGTATTCCATACAGCAGCAGCCCCTGTGGCAACTACTAATGACCTTGCAGTTGGAGCTGTTTACACCTCTGATGCCTGTGTTTTTGCAGCACAACAAAGCGTAAGAGTGCAATCTCAATACGACATTGCATATCTTGGTACTAAAGTTACTGCAGATATAATCTACGGAATGAAGCTGATTGATGAATCAGGTGATTTACGAGGATTGAATCTTGTTAATCTTGGTTAATCTTAAAGGTTAATCGAATGGTATGGGGTGGGGAAACTCACCCCCTATCTTAAAGGATATTATGATATACTTAAAGAATTTAAATGGTCAAGTGAAAGAATATAAAGACCATGATGTTAAAACAATCAATCACCTGATAGCCTCAGGTAAGTGGGAAAGAGTAACAGGGTTAAAGGATTTAACTCCTTATGTTGCCCCTAAAAAAGTGTCAAAGAAAAAGTTTAAATGAGAAGTCCATTAGAGAATACAGTGACAGGCAAGAATAGGGTTGTCCGTAAAAAGGGTGACCTAACAGGGGCAGGCAAAGGTGACTGGTACAGAATATCCCCTCAAGACAAGCAGTATATAAAGAATTACGATAAGATAGATTGGTCTAAATGAAAGAATTATTAGAAAGCATTAAAAAGCACGAGGGATTTGTTGAACACGTTTACAAGTGTACAGAAGGATTTGACACTATTGCTTATGGGTTCGCTATAAAAGACCTTGAAATACCTGAACATATCGCTGAAGAATTGCTTATATTAAAATTGGAAAAGTTACAGCGTAATGCTAACGCTCGCTTTAAATGGCTTGAGGATATGCCACAAGAAGTTCAGGCAGTTATACTTAATATGTGTTATCAGCTTGGCATTACAGGCGTATCTAAGTTTAGGAAAGCAATCTCTGCATTCCAAGAGGGTGATTGGCACGAAGCTGCTGATGAGATGCTTGATAGTTTATGGGCAAGACAAACGCCCAACAGAGCAACAGAATTATCAAACACGATAAGGAGTCAGTCTGCCTGATACAGTTCTTAGAAGGGCGATAGTAACCCCTGACAAGCATTTCCCTCTACATGACCAACGTGCTATCAATGTAGTGTGTGATGCAATAGAGATGATAAAGCCCGACATTTATATCGACTTAGGGGATACAGGTGAATGGGAATTGTTTAGTAACCATCATTGGAAAAATTTAGATAGACCTCCTGACCACATTTTAATACCTATGTTAGATAAGTCGGTAGATGTGGTTAATAAGGGTATGAATCAGATTGATGAGTCTTTAGATAAAGCAGGATGTCACACTCGTCACTTCATTCAGGGTAATCACGAAGTGTGGTTAGATACCTTTGCTGCTAAGGAAACAAGACCAAGATTTCTAACACAGAACGCTCTAAAGATAAAAGAGCGAGGCTACAAGTACCATCCTTATTTTAGAAAACGACCTTTGAAGATAGGGAAGTTAAACTTTACTCATGGGCATAGAACAGGGATGCACCACGCCAAAGCACATTTAATGATGTATGGAGAATCAGTTATGTATGGACATACTCATGACCTGCAAAGACATACACATACAGGCTTAGGTGGGACTATTAGTGCATGGAGCATGGGTTGCTTAAAAGACATTAAGTCAGATGAAGATTGGTTAAGGGGTAACCTTACTAATTGGAATCATGCTTT